TTCTTTGTACATAGTAGAAAAGGCTTCCACTGCCGCCTTGGTTCCATCTGCATCTTCTGCTACAAGGTTCATAACCAGTTCATCTGGAATGTTGATATCCTCATCTGCCAGCATCTTGCGAGCTTCTTTCGCCATGTCTGACCGGGCATTCTGACGTTTCATCTCTTCCAGTGCATCCTCCGCTTTCTTCGCCCTGTAGTTTGCTTTTTCCTCGTTGGTCATCTGAGCAAGCTTTTCTGCTTCTGATACCTTATCATCCGTCAGTGTCTTCCATTTGGTCTGTGCATTTGTCACAGCCGTATTAACAGCCTTCTGGACACGCCGGTCGAACTCAGACTGATTGCCTTCCAACTTCAGGAAATCATCAAATGACATTGTTGTGTTGCTGTTACTTCCAGGATCTCCTCCAGTTCCAGCACCGTCTCCTTCTCCGGATCCACCGCCGTCTCCTCCAGACTCTGTAAATAACTGCAAGTTGCTCATTGGAATTCTCCAGTGATTATTCATGTGTTTCATCTTATTTATCCTTTCCGCCCCGCCCCATTCATTTAAGCCCAGGTCGTTGCATCTTGAATGTGTAGTTTAACGACATCCCGGTCACATTAAGTTACATGATCCGGACATACTCCGGAAACTCCTCGGCAATCATACAGATGCCAATGAAAAAGGAATCCACCAGAGTTTTTGACTTCTCCGATAGATTCCCATACTTTATATCCACCCTTCCGGGAGATATCTCATATTCAATTTTATCGTCTGTCAGGTCCTTTATGGACTTGATCAGTGTCTGTGCAAGCGCTGTTACACCGGCGCACACGATATCTGATCCGGAAACAGCATAATTTGCATGTCCGGATATCTTTATTTCTCCTTCATGGACACTTACTTCAATCAATAATCTTCTCCTTTCTTCCCGGTCATTCCCTGCCGGTGGGAAATATCAGGATCACCGCCTTTCTACTCTGCTGTGTAATCTTCAATGACCGGAATACCGTACTCGATAGCACATGTATTTTCGATCTTGCATCCTCTGGCGTCCTGCCAACCTTTCGCAAAGTAAGCGATGTCAGCACCAGCTAAAAGTTCCAGGGATTTTCCCAGGAACCAAAGAGGCTTTGCATCTGCAGGTGCATTCTGGAAAAAGGAGTCAATTACTTCTACAGGCTCTCCTACCATTTTCTCAGCACTCTTAATTGCTTTCTGTCTCTCTTCCAGAATTTCCTCATCTGTTTTTCCTTTCATTGGCTGGCTAATAAATAATTTCTTCATGTTTTCACCTCGTCCTTTCTTAAAAATGAATATAAAAATACCACCAATCATTACGATCAGTGGTAATTAACCCCAAGCTACAATATCTTCTTTTGGGAAAGTGTTCTTTTCGCAATATTCTTCCAGACGTCTCAACGCATGTGCTGCATAGCTCATATCATATCCGTCCGCTTTTTCTTCAATATCTCTTTCCCTTGTTGTTTTTCTAAAAATAACA